TAAAGTCTTAACCTAGTTGATATTGTAAGTCTTTATTTTAATCTATATACTTTTTTCTATATTTTAATCTATAACATAATCTATATAGAGAGTAGTATACCAGATACAATAGTAAAGAACAACGGTATTGGAAAAATAAATTATAAGTGTTGCAAAAATATCACACCATCCTTAACTCTTTTTCTTGTCTTCCCACAGGGTGGGGTGGTACAATACACTTGGATACTTAATTCTATATAGATATAAGGAAAGATATTGGAGGGTGCTTATGTGTGACAATCCTAATTGTAAATATAAATACCAGTGTAATTGTAATGACTGTAGCTGTTCACCAAATACAGACGGAGAAAAAGGTCTGTGTAAGTGTTGTAAAGACATTATGGTTGCAGGTGTAACAGAAAAAAACAATGACAGCTAGTGAAAAGAATAAACAGGACTTATCTGATCAGGAGATTACCTATAACATTCTTTTGAGTATAAGAAATACTTTGAATGTTATGGTGCAGCAACAGGCAAAGGATGACTTTCTTACTTTTGTTCGTAAGGTAGCACCTACGTTAATTACTGACTGGCATATGGGCAGACATATTGAAGTTCTGTCAGATAAGTTACAGCAGGTAGTGGAAGGAAAGATCAAACGGTTGATGGTCTTTCTTCCACCACGTAGCAGCAAGTCAGTAATCTGTTCCAAGTTATTTCCTGCGTGGTACATAGGTAAAAATCCTAACCACGAGATACTTACTGTCAGTCACTCTGATCAGTTGTCCAGTGACTTTGGTAGATCAGTACGTGATATCGTAAACACTGAAGATTTTACAAATATGTTTCCCGGTGTTAATCTGCGTGCAGACGTTCGTGCTGCAGGTAAGTGGAAGACAAACCTCAATGGTAGTTACTATGCTGCAGGTGTAAGATCACAGATTGCAGGGCGTGGTGCACACATTGCCATACTTGATGACGTTATGTCAGAAGAAGATTCATTCTCTGATGCAGGCAGGCGTTACATAAAGGAATGGTGGCCTTCAGGTCTTCGTACACGTATTATGCCCAATGGTGCAATTATTATTATTAATACTCGCTACCACTACGATGATCTGTGTGGTTGGTTATTAAAGCAGCAGGACGAGTTTGACATTGAAACAAAGATGCGATGGAACGTAGTAAGTATACCTGCATGGTTGGACGAAAAGTCCAGTAAGCTGTTGGGTCTTCCTGAAGGTACAAGTTACTTTCCTGAATGGAAGGACAATGAAACATTACGAATAGACGAGATGGAAATTAAGGCAACCAATGGATCGAAGTATTGGGAAAGCCTGTACATGCAAAACCCCACACCTGATGAGGGTAGTCTTATTAAGAAAAACTGGATCAACTGGTGGGAGTACGAAGAACCACCAAGCTGTGACTTTATCATGCAAACTTATGACACTGCCTTTAGTACAAAGACAACAGCAGACTACAGTGTTATACAGACGTGGGGAGTGTTTCATTTCCATGAGGATAGTGAGGACGGTATAGAGGGAGTAGCAAGTAATTTGTTGCTACTGGGTAGTGTACGTGGTAGATTTGAATATCCTGATCTAAGACGTATTGCACAACAGGAATATCAAAAGCATAAGCCTGATATTTGTGTGGTAGAAAAGAAAGCAAGTGGACAGTCGCTAATACAGGACATGAGAAGAAGTGGTCTTCCTGTCTTGGAGTATATGCCTGACAAGGACAAAGTGTCAAGAGTATTTACTGCTTCTCCCTTGTTGGAAGCAGGAAGAGTGTGGTTACCAAAGGGAAAGGAATGGGCAAGAGAATTGTACGAGGAAATGATACTGTTTCCCTATGGCAGACATGATGATCAGGTGGACGCAATGACCATGGCAATACATTATGTCAAGGACAGTTGGCGCTTGGAACATCCTGAAGACCCGGACTGGGAGGACGATGTTAATCCACGCAGGCAGAAACGTGTTGCATATTGGAGAGTTTGAGGTTATAATCTAAAAATGAAACTTGCATATGAATTAGAAAAGAGGCAGGACTTTTACTTTCCTGTCAACGATGATCACTTTTCAGGAGAAGAGTATCAAAAGCCACACAGAATAAGAAGTTTACAGTTTGTAGATGACTTTGATGTTGCATTGGATGTAGGCAGTCATGTAGGTACATGGGCAGTAGACTTGTGTAACAAGTTCAATAAGGTTTATTGTTTTGAACCAATTGAAATACACAGGGAATGTCTTACACGTAATCTGTCAGGTTTTCCTAGTGATAGATTTGAAATACTACCTTATGCACTGGGAGCAGAGAATGACGTAGAGATTGCACTGGAGTACGCTGCGGAAGGTAATAGCGGTACTGCTTCAATCACTACGGATGTAGAACAGGGAGAGTACAAGGCAGTACTAAAGACACTTGACTCTTTTGACTTTGAAAAGATTGATTACATTAAAGTGGACGTTGAAGGTTTTGAATTACAGTTTCTCAAGGGAGCAAGTGAAACAATCAAACGTACAAAACCTGTAATCAATATTGAAATTAAAAATACGTGTGAACGATTTGGTACTACACAACAGGAAATAGCAGACTACCTTGTTGCTGATCTGGGTATGGACTGCGTAGGTAAAACAGTAGCAGATTATATTTTTGTTTACCATACATAAGGTATAAATTAAATGGCAAATGGTCTTGAATCTTTAGTAAAAAAGCCTGAACCAAAAAAAGAAACTTCTGCTTCTTCTAATAAAGAAGATAACGGTGTTGTAAAAAAGACAGTTAAGATTGCTGGTGACATATGGGAGAATATGTCTCCTCTTGAAAAAGCTGCACTTGTTAGTTCGCCTATTCCAGTTGTTGGTGATATTATTGGTGGTGCAGCAGATGTATCTGCACTTATTAAAGACCCTAGCTTAACTAATGCAGGTTTACTTGCTGCAGGACTACTTCCTTTTGTTCCTTCAGGAAGTGTTACAAGAACTGCACAAAAGGCTTTTACTAATTTGAGGAATGATATACCGGGTTTTTATGCAACAGGTAATCCAGTAGTTCAAGGATCATCTTGGGCAAAAACTTTACCAGAAGGTTTAGGTAATATGCTTCAAGCTAGATATCTTCCTGAACAAAGAGGAGTACAAAAAGAATTTGATATTAGTGTTGCAGATCAAAAGGCAGCAAAAAAAGCATTAGCAGTTAGTGAAAGAGAAACAGAAAATATAAAACAATTACAAAAAGATTTAAAAAAAGCAAAAGAAATAAAAATTAAAGAAGATATTAATAAAATTGAAAATGATATTAGTGAGGCTACTAAGCGTGCTAATGTAGAAGCAAAAAAAGCAATGGGGCAATTAAATCAGTCTCGTTCTATGTACAATCAATACTTTGGTCCTGAAGACGGCTCAGGAAATTTTTTAAAAAATATTGATGAAATTGATCATATTAAAACATTTTCAAATTTTAATGTAGAAGATTATTATAAAACAGTTGGTGATTTATCAGGGTTACCTGAAGAAGAAATAGCTGGTATTTTTAAACAAATTGAAAAAACTCAAAACATTAATCCAAATAAAAATTATCAGATGAATATTAGGAGAGCATATACGCAATCTGCAGGAAATCTTGATCCCGGTATGCAATCAAAAGTTTTTGGTGGAAAGAGTCTTGAAGATATACAAGTTGAAGTTTTTCCAACTAGATTTAATTCAAAAACTGGTAAAATTATTAAACCTAAACCATATAAAGATAATGAAGAATTTTTAACAGCATTACAAAAAGCAGAAGTTAATATTTTAAATCCAGAAGAAGTTTTAAAAGGAAAAGCAGCAATTGTAAAAGGAAGTGGTAAATCGGATGCTTGGGAATTAGGAGGCGTTAATTATATGTCTTCTATTTCTAAAGATGGAAAAATAGTTACTATTGTTAATGATGAGCATGATTTATTTAGTACTCCAGCTATTTTAAAAAAATATTTTAAAACAGATGCTATAGGAAAACTTCCCGGTGGTGATCGTTATATGAATGTTTCTGAACCTATAGTTAAAGAATTAATTAAATCTAAAATAGATGCAACAACAAAAAAACAAGCTGCTAAAAAAATAAGTTTAGATACTCAGAAAAAAGCTGCTTCAGACAAAGCAATAGAAGAATATAAAAAAATTTCTAATATAGATATATCTGGACCACTGCCTGTTGGTTTTAAAACAAAAGAACAATGGGCAAGAGTACAAGCAGTAGCAAACTTAAAACCAGATGCAAAAGATTATTCAAGACTTATAAAGGAAGCATCAATTGGTTTTGGTGTAAGAGCAGGAAAACCTTTAGTAAGATCAGCTATTGAAAATGTTAACTCAGAAGAACAAGAAGAAAAACCAGTAGTACAAAAAAGAAAAAGGGGTGGTTCTGTGGTAGAACGTAATCCTTACAACTATACAGCAAAGGCAATATAAAACATGGCAACTGAACGCAATCCTTTTGATCCTATTCCTTCAGTAGAACTTTCAGTCGTAGAGATTCAAACTGAGAGTGAAGATTCAAATGCAAGCATGGAATACGATCCTAGTGATGGTGGTATTGTAGTAGAGTTTAAGAGTAATTTAGATGAAGGCTTGTCTGACGAACAGATCGAGGAAAAGGACGAAGAGTTTTTTAGAAACTTGGTAGACGATCTGGACGAAGAAACTCTTGAAGACATTGCCATTCAAGTACATGACAACTTTACTGCAGACAAGGACAGTCGAGCAGAATGGGAAAGTATGTTTGAACGTGGCTTTGATCTGTTAGGTCTAAAGCTGGAAGAAGCATCAGAACCATTTGAAGGTGCATGTACTGCAGTTCATCCAATCCTTATTGAGTCAGCAGTTAAGTTTCAGTCAAAGGCAACACAGGAATTGTTTCCTGCCAGTGGACCAGTAAAGTCCCAGATCATTGGTGAAGTATCAGAAGAAAAAGAAAAGCAAAGCCATAGAGTCAAAGACTTTATGAACTATCAGATCACTGAACAAATGCCTGAGTACTTTGACGAGTTTGAGCGTATGCTCTTTCACCTGCCGCTTATTGGATCAGCATTTAAAAAGATTTACTTTGACAGCAGTTTAAACCGACCTGTATCAGAGTTTGTTCCTATTGACCAGTTCTATGTGTCTTACTATGCTACCGATCTACGCAGAGCAGATCGATACACGCATGTTATCTATCGCTCACCAGTAGAGATGCAGCGAGACATGGCAGCAGGAATGTACGCAGATATAGACCTACCTGAAGCAAGTACACCAGAGTTTGCTCCTATCAGTCAGAAGATGGATACAATTATGGGTCTGTCTCCTTCTGGTAGTCATGATCCACAGTACGTTCTACTTGAGCAGCACTGTTATCTTGATCTGCCCGGTAAGTTTGCAGACGATGATGGTTTATCTCTTCCCTATATTGTTACCATTGAAGAACAGAGCCGTAAGGTTTTGTCTATTCGCAGAAACTACAATAAAGATGATCGGCGCAGAGAAAAGAAAATCTTCTTTACTCATTATCGTTTTGTTC